CATCCCGAAGAGCATAGCCACATTCATGCTATGAAACACGGCGGGCACGTTAAGCACCATCACGAGCATATTGCCGAGCATATGAAAAAGCACGGTAGCCACCACGCTGAAGGCGGTCATATTCACCATCATGATCACGTTGCTAAGCACTTGGCACACCACGATGGACACCATATGGCTAAAGGTGGAATGGCTCATCACCATGAGCATGTTAAAGCTCACATGAAGCATCACGACCACAAGTAGGAGTTAATCATGGCCACAAGATGGGATAGAGTACCTAAGTTCAACGATGATGTTGCAAAAAGCAGCATGGAAGACGCACGTAAAGTCGTCAAAGATACTTCCAAACTTAGAGGTGCTGCAGTTGATGCAGTGAAAGAAGCTGGCAGTCGTGCCGCTAGTCGTTTACTTGGCCGAGCAGGATTGGCTGGGGCCTCACTTCAAACTGGATATGATGCTGGCCGTGCGCTCGATGAAGCCACAGGTATTGGCAAAAAGATGGTTGATAAATCTGGGCTTGGTGACATGGCTGCAAAAGCAGCTACATCCGGCGAAAGAGTCACGTTGACCAAAGATGCCCAGTCCCGTATTGATCGTGGCGATTTGGATAAAAAGCCTGTTAAACGTTCAGTATCTAGAACAACCGTATCTGCTGAGCCCGCTCCTCAAATGAAAGAGGAAAAAGACTACGGCCCAGATATTAGAGATGATGTTGGGCCCCCCAAAGAGCCAAGCGCCGATAACATGTTGAAACGTGGTGGTCGAGTTCACGCATCTAAACGTGCTGACGGTATTGCACAAAGAGGGCATACGCGGTATCGTGGAGATAAACACTAATGGACACGCCAATATGGAATGCAGTTCTCTCCTTGCTTGTCGCGCTTTTAGGCTGGGTATTGAGAGAGAAGTCCGCAGAATTGCAACGGGTAACTATTTTGCTCAATCGTACACGCGAAGAAATGGCGAAAGAGTATGTAACCAAGGCAGAAGTTCATGCCGATATCAACCGTGTGTTGGATCGACTGGACAGGTTGGAAAGCAAAATTGATAGGTTAATGGAGAGTAACCATGCCATCAACTAGCTCAGATTTAACGGTGAATTGTTTAGATTGTCAGAAAGAAAAAACTTTTAATAAGTATGAAGTTAATCGTGAAAGACATTTGAACTATCGCTGTAGAATTTGTGCTATTAAAAATTATTATTCAAGTAAGCCAAAATTAACAAAAGAAGAAAAAGCAAAATATCGAAAAGAGTATTATGAAAAACATCGACAAAGACTTGATGCATACTCTAACGATTGGAGGCAAGAAAAAAGGCTTGAAATAATCAAAGAGTTGGGTGGGGAATGTAATCATTGTGGTGAAAATGATCCTATTGTGTTGGACATAGATCACATACATAATGATGGTGCGAAAGAAAGAAAAGAAGCAAAAAGAAAAAATGTTGTTTCAATTCTTAGGGCAAAAGGTATAGATAAACAACGCTATCAATTACTCTGCAAAAATTGTAATTGGCGCAAAGAATTTCTTAGGAGACGTCATGCCGAGTGTATCGAAGAAGCAGCATAATTTTATGCAGGCGGTCGCTCATTCCCCAGCGTTCGCCAAGAAAGCAGGAGTCCCTCAAAATGTGGGGCAAGAGTTCAGTAAAGCGGACAAAGGCCGCACATTTAAACAAGGTGGAACTATGAAATCGGAAAAAACTAAAGAGTTGCGTCAAGCAAAGACCCTCGAAAAGCTCGCTAAAGAAGAGCGTTCTGAGGCAAAAGGCATGAAGCACGGCGGTCACGCTAAGCATCATGTTAAAAAAATGGCTTCTGGTGGCATGACCACTGGTAAGCATGGCGTTGCTGAGAAAAGCGGTATGACAACTGCTAAGATGGGCAAGGCTGAAGTGGGCGGCAAGCTCAAACATGGTGAGCACAGCATCCAGAAAAAGGGCCATACACGTGCTATGGAGCCTAAAATGGGTGCAGGTAAGCCCTTGGGTATGAAGCACGGTGGTAAAACCCACCATAAAAAGTAAGGAAACATCATGAAACATCACGATCACATCGCCGACCACAAGCATCCTTTCCATAGCGGTGGTACAAAACACCACGGAAAGACCGAATTGCACCATGTTCAGCATCCCCATCCCGAAGAACACCACCATGTTCACGGTATGAAGCACGGTGGACACGTAAAACACCACCATGAGCACGTTGCACACCACATGAAAGAGCATGAGGGACATCATCACGCTCACGGTGGCCACATTCATCACCATGAACACGTGGAAAAACACCTAAAACACCATGATGGTCACCACATGAAGCATGGCGGACACGTTCATCACCATGAACACGTCGAAAAAATGCACAAACACGGCCACAAATAAGCCCCTAGGAGCAAAAAATGAGAGCACTAATGCGTAGACCTATGATGAGAGCGCCAATGGCTGCTCCCATGGCTCCTGCTGCGCCTATGGCAGCCCCTGCTGGGGCTATGCCGGGCATGAAAAAGGGTGGAATGGCTTCTCCACATCACCGTGCTGACGGTATTGCTCGTAAAGGGCATACCAAGTGCGCATGTGGCGGGGGAAAAATGTAATGATGGCGAGCCGTGGTATGGGCGTCATGAACCCGTCAAAGATGCCGGGTAAAAAGATAATACATCGTAAGGATCATCCAAACGATGTGTCGCTGTACAAGCACGGTGGTGAGGTGTGGGATACCCCTAACCCAGCCAAAAAGCACAAAAAGCTTAGCCCTGCTAAGAAAGCCAAAGCAAAAGCAGCGGCTAAAAAAGCAGGTAGGCCCTACCCTAATTTAATTGACAATATGAGAGCAGCAAAATGAGCTTACCTGATTTTCTCCAAAATAATCTTGAATTTCTAATCGACGAATTAGATATCAGAGCAACACACCAACTCATGGCAAATGGTCACGTTGAAGATAGACTTTTGGATATCATCAATGGTTTAGAAAGCTGTCTTCCAGCACCCGCTGAGGATCCTGCACCTGTTGTCGTTGATACTCCTGCTGATCCTGTTGTTGAAGCACCAGAAGAAGTAGAGCCGGTAGTTGAAACTCCAGTAGCTACTGAGGCCCCCGCACAATGAGTACTTCCGGCACCTCTGCATTCGACCTTGACTTCACGGACTTAGCCGAGGAAGCGTGGGAGCGTGCCGGTCGTGAGATGCGCACGGGCTATGACTTGCGTACTGCACGCAGGTCAATGAACCTAATGACCATTGAATGGTCGAACCGTGGCATTAACATGTGGACTATCCAACAGCAGTCCATTACTTTTGTTCAGGGTTTAAATACTTACCCAATCCCACCTGATACCGTTGATCTGTTAGATCATGTTATACGTACAAATGCTAATAGCACGAGCAACCAAGCTGACTTAAACATCACCCGCATTAGTGTCAGTACGTATGCCACTATCCCAAATAAATTAACGCAAGCAAGACCTATTCAGGTTTTGGTGCAAAGAAATTCTGGCGAAACAAATCCGCTTTACGCATCCCCCATTCCGGGCTCTAATGCTCAGCCCGTGCAGGTTTATCTTGCAAATAGTATTAGTGCAACCGATACGTCAATCACACTTACCAGTACGTACGATATGGCAGCCCAAGGGTATATACAACTTGGATCTACATCTGGTGAAATTATTTATTACTCTTACATATCAGGGAATACCCTAGGTAATTGTTTTAGAGGTCAAAACAACACAACAGCCACTGCATACACTGGAGGTGGCACAACCACAGCCGTGTACATCCCGCAAATTCCAGCCATCACTGTGTGGCCAACGCCTGATGGTTCAACAACGTATACGTTTGTTTACTGGCGTATGCGCAGGATACAGGACGCAGGAACTGGCATAGAAACTGGAGATATGACTTTCAGGTTTTTGCCTGTGGTAGCCGCTGGTTTGGCTTACCATATCGCAATGAAAGTGCCTGAGTTGATGCCCAGAATACAGATGCTTAAACAAGCCTACGACGAACAATTTGAACTGGCCGCAGGTGAAGATCGAGAAAAAGCTGCGATCCGTTTTGTGCCTAGACAAATGTTTATTGGTGGGGGAACCTAGTGGGTAATAGGTTTGCATCAGGTAAATACTCGATTGCCGAGTGTGATCGATGTGGCCAACGGTATAAATTAAAACAGTTGAAAATGGAGGTCATTAAGACTAAACTATATCAACTGAAAGTTTGTCCTGAGTGCTGGGATCCTGATCAGCCGCAACTTCAATTGGGTATGTATCCAGTTGATGATCCGCAGGCAGTTAGGCAACCAAGGCCCGATTTGTCTTATGAAGCGTCTGGAACCACGGGCTTGCAGGTGGATTCAGTCAATCCGAATGACTATACAGTTATAGGTCAAGGCACACCGGCAGGCGGTTCGAGAGATACCCAATGGGGTTGGAATCCTATTGGTGGGGCAAGAAATTTTGATACGGGGTTAACACCTAATTATTTGGTTGCAACAACGTATGTGGGCACGGTGACTATTACAGGGAGTTAAAAATGGCTAAACATGATGATGTTCAAGAAGATAAAAAGTTGATCAAAAAGGCTTTCAAAATGCATGACAAACAAGAGCACAAAGGCAGTCATACTGATTTGAGCAAGCTCAAAAAAGGTGGCAAGGTTCACAAAATGGCTGCGGGTGGTAAAACCAACGCCGACATGCTAAAGCATGGACGCAACATGGCCAAGGTCATAAATCAGCGTTCTTCTGGCAGAGGTGGTTAATATGGCAACTCAAGTCAAACCAACCAAAAAGAATAGCCCTGCTATTCATAAACCAGCAAAAAAATTCAACGGCCCAGCCTCTGAATACGCGCCCCCACATACTATGGATGATAAACCCGTAAGTGTTACTAGCGTTCATGCTGGTGTGGAAAGTAACAAAGAGTATTTGCGTAACGCCAACGTATCTGTGGCAAACAGCCGTAGCAATGAATACCCACCAACAAAGACTTCTGGTATTGTTGTACGTGGTACATCTGCGCAAACAAAAGGTAGGATGGCTAGAGGGCCAATGGCGTAATGTATTACAGCGAACTTGTCACTGCCGTTAATGACTATGTAGAGAATAATTTCCCTACAATTGATCTCAATCGCATGATTGAGCAGACGGAACAACGCATCTATAACACAGTGCAGTTGCCCAGTTTGCGTAGAAATGTGACAGGTACTATTACTTCAGGTAATCAATATCTATCATGCCCTGCTGATTTTTTATCAGTATATTCGTTAGCTGTATTCCCTGTTAATGGTTCAAGTGGTAATTACTTGTACTTGTTGAATAAAGATGTAAACTTTATTCGTGAGGCATACCCCAACCCAAATGCCACGGGGCAACCTAAGCATTATGCTATTTTTGGCCCCCAATCTAATAATGAAGCTGAGCTAACATTGATTCTTGGGCCAACGCCAAATATGGCGTATACGGCCGAATTGCACTACTACTA